GTGGGCGTCTCAGACCCCACCGCCCTTCCGATCTTCGGCATTGTGCCGACCCTCACCGGCAAGAGCGTTACCGCTGAAAGCGCGCTGCGCGTTCCCGCCGTCGCCTGTGCCGTTGCCCTGATTTCGGAAACTGTCGGCAGCCTGCCGGTGAAGCTATTCGAGCGCGAGGGCCGCGCCGCCGTCACCGATCATCTGGCCTACAAGCTGATGCATGACGAGGCGAACCCGTGGACCTCTGCGGAAGCCTTGCGGGTGCAGCTCACGACTGACGCCCTGTTGCGCGGGCATGGCTTCGCCCTCGTGGTGCGCAACGGTGCTGGCGAACCTGTCGAGCTACACCGGCTCGAACCACATCAGGTGCAGATCGAGACTGACGACTTCGGCGAACCCACCTACCTTGTGCAGCTTGCGGACGGACGCCACCGCTACCCGTTCTCGGACGTGCTGCACGTCAGCGCCTTCGGGGGCGCATCGCCGATCACTCTGGGCCGTGAGGCAATCGGCCTCGCGCTGGCCTTCGAAGAGCATATCGCCAAGCTGTTTGCCAATGGCGGCAAGCCGGGTGGCATCCTCAAGACCGAAAAGACGCTCGGCGACGAAGCCAAGGGCAAGCTGGCTGCGAGCTGGACCGCTGCACACGGCTCGGGCCGCACGGGTGGCACCGCCATTCTTGACGAAGGCATGGCTTACGAGAGCGTCACCATGACCCTCGCCGATAGCCAGTTTTCCGAAAACCGCCTTGAGCAAATCCGCGAGATTGCGCGCGTCTTCCGGGTGCCGCCGACCATGCTCTTCGAGCTGACGCGCGGCACATGGTCAAACACCGAGGAAATGGCCCGCCAGTTCCTGCAAGTGACGCTCAAGCCTTGGCTGGCGTCCTGGGCGTGGGCCTATGCCCGGTGCCTGCTGACGCCTGAGGAACGGCGCGAACTGTATGTGGAGTTCGTCACCGACGACCTCACCACGACCGACACCGCCGCCCGCGCCACCGCTTACGGCCAATACCGCAGCATGGGCGCCATGACTGCGAACGAGGTGCGGGCCGGTCTGAACCTGCCGCCGCGGGCAGACGGCGACACCTTGGAAAATCCTTACACGACCACGGGCGCCGCGACCGCGCCCAATTCCCAGAAAGCCCCTTTGAATGACTGACCAGATTACCCTTCGCGCGTTCTTCGGTGACGGCGAACGCAGCTTCACCCTGACCGACCCCATGCTGGCCGAGCTGGAACGCATCACCGGCCTTGGCGTCGGTGCGCTCTATTTCCAACTCGTCAATCTCGCCTATCCCGCGAACGTCCTGCAAGAGATCATCCGGCTCGGCCTGATCGGCGGCGGCACAGATCCCGAAGAGGCGAAGCGTCTCTGCGCCACCTATGCCGCGAACCGCCCGCTTGCCGAGGTGTTCCCGCTCGCCTTCGAGATCATGGAAGCGCGCTGGAATGGCGTGACGAAGCCAGAGAAGGAAGCGCCTGCGCTCAAGGTGGCCGCGTGACCCAAGATCGTCTTGAGATCAAGGCCGACCTGTCCGTCACCGACGCGGGCGAGATCACCGGCGTTGCTTGGCCGTTTGGATCTGCTGACCGCGTGGGCGACGTGATCGTGAAGGGTGCCTTCACCGGCCCCGCGACGCTGCCCATGCTTTTTGCACATGACCAAGGCCAAGTCGTCGGCGTCTGGGAACAGATCGCCGAGACCGAAACCGGCCTGACGGTGAAAGGCCGTCTTCTGATCGAAGACGTGGAGCGCGCCCGCGAAGTGCGCGCGATGGTCAAGGCGGGTGCCGTCTCTGGCCTGTCCATCGGTTTTGTCACCAAGGACGCCAAGCGCGAGGGCAAGGGCCGTCGCATCACCGCCCTTGAGCTGCACGAAATCAGCATTGTTGCCGTCCCGGCGCATCCGGGCGCGCAGATCACCTCTTTGAAAACCGCCATTCTGAACAAGGAAATTTCTCAAATGGAAAACGAAGAAACCAAGGCCCAGGTGCCGCAGATCGACACCAAAGCCTTTGACGAGATCAAGGCCCGCCTCGACAAGCTCGAAGCCAAGGGCAACCGCCCCGGCATCATCGCACCGGGCACCCAAAACCCGGTGATGGCCGCCGACGAGGTGAAGGGCTTCACCGACTACCTGCGCACCGGCGACCGCAAGAACCTCGCTTACAGCGCGCCCTCGACTGGCAACATTCTCGCGCCCGAGGCCGTCTCGGCTTCGATCATCGAAAAGATCGCCGAACAATCGCCGATGCGCGGCCTCGCCTCGGTTATCAGCATGGGCGGCCCGCTTCTGCAACTGCCCCGTCTGGTGGATGAAGTGCAGCCCGCCCACGTCACCGAGACCGCAGCGCGCCCCGAGTCCGAGCCGACCTTCGAACAGATCGACCTCAAGCCGCATGGAATGGCCGTCATCGTTCCGGTGACGCGCATTCTGCTGGAAGATGCCCAGGTTGATCTGAACGCCTACCTCGCCAATCACATCGCCCGCCGCTTCGGCCAGATGGAAGCGCAATGGTTTGTCACCGGCAACGGCACGACCGCTGCCGAAGGCGTGATGACCTCGGCAGAAGTGCCCGAACTGGAAGTGGCTGGTCTGGACGCCGATGCGTTGATCGACCTCTTCTATGAACTCAAGTCGGCCTACTCGAAGAACGGCGCGTGGATGATGAACCGCAAGACGATGGCGACGGTTCGCAAGATGAAGGACACGGACGGCACCTATCTGTGGCAGTCGGGCCTGACGGGCGGGCAGCCTGCAACGCTTCTGGGCCGTCCGGTCTACGAGGCCGTTGATATGGCCGACCCGACCGCAGGCAATTCGCCCATCGTCTTCGGTGACTTCGCGTCGGGCTACACCATTGCCGACCGCACCGGCTTTGAGATCCTGCGCGACGACTACACCGGCGCGGCAAACGGTATCGTCAAGCTGCACGCCAGCCGTCGCGTTGGTGGCCGCGTGGTTCTGGGCGAGGCCCTGACCAAGCTCAAGCTGGCAGCCTGAGCCTATGCACCCGCTGGCGCGCAGTTCTGAGGTGGTGGTGCGTTACGGCAATCATGCCGTGGCGCTTCGCCCGAGCCTGCGCGCCGCGATCACCCTTGAGCGCCTGCATGGTGGGTGGGAAGGTCTCATTCTCCGCCTCTCACAACTCGACACGCAAACCGTGTGGGCGATCATGCGGGCCTCGGCGGTTTCTGGTCCTTCCGCCGAGGCCCTTTTGCATTCCCTTGCGAACCGCCCGCTTGCCGAAATCAAGGAGGCCGTTGCTGAGCCTCTAGGCGAGCTTCTGGGGCTGTTCCTCGCGCCTCTGGATGCCGAACCTACCGACGCGCCGCAGCCCGCCACCGCGAAGCCTAAGCCGTGGTCAGAGGCGTATGCCGAGCTGTTCCGCATCGGCACCGGCTGGCTTGGCTGGACGCCCGCCGAGACCTGGGCCGCGACACCGCTTGAGATTGCCCAAGCCTTTGAAGGTCACGTTGCGAAGCTCAAGGCCATACATGGGACAGGCGAAGCCGACACCCCCACCGGCCCGACCGAAGAACAGCGCGCCGCGAACATCGCTGCCGGTCTTGACCCTGACTTTGACCGCGCAGGACTGCGCGCCCTGAAAGGAAAGCTCTGATGCCCCGCCCGCCATTCGTCTGCACCTGTGGCCGCACGGTGCCTCACGGCAAGCGTTGCCAGTGCCAGGTCGAAAGCACCCGTGCCCGGAACCGTCGCCATGATGCACGGCGTCCTAGCGCCCGCCAGCGTGGCTACACGTCCGATTGGCAGAAGGCTCGCGCCGAATATCTGATGTTTCATCCTGAATGCGTGATCTGCGGTGCGCCCGCGACCGTTGTCGATCACATCACACCGCACCGGGGGAACAAGGAGCTGTTCTGGGACTGGCGCAACTGGCAAAGCCTCTGCGCCCATCACCACAACAGCATGAAGCAACGCGAGGAGCGGGCGCAGGCATGAGCCGCGAGCTATGGCAGGCCGTGCTGATGCGCGCCATTGAAGACGCGGTGCAGGGTGTGCCCGTGGATGGCAGATCATCCGAGCGCCGCGAGTTCGAAACCCAAGAGGCCCGCCGATTCCTGACAAGGCCGAGTGCGGACCTCGACCTTGTTTGCACCTTCGCGGGCGTTGATCCCGAGGCGGTCAGGGAGGCATTTGCTAAACGTGCTAAACGGCTAGATGACCCGGCCCATTTAGCCGTTTAGCACGTTTAGCGCACCGCTGCGGGCGTGTTGCGCTGACGCAACAGGGTCTCGCATTCGAAAAAACCTCAATAATGCCAAGCGACAATAGACGAGACCCGAAACTATAGAATCAGGGTCAAGGCTCGCGGTCTTGACGTTCGTCAATCAGCACCGAGAGAACCCTATGCCCGCAAACGTAATCCCCCTGCCGACTGCCAACACTGGCCGCCCCCTGCGCCCGAGCGCCCAACATGCTGCGCCGTATCCGGTGCAGTATCTCGGCCCGCTCCATGCTGCGGTGACGGCAGCGCAGGGCATCACGCAGGCACCCACCGCCATTGCTGCACAGTCAGCCCTCGCTCTTGCCTCATTCGCGGTGCAGGGCCTCGCCAATGTCGAAACGCTCGGCGGATTCCGGCCTGTCTCGCTGAACCTGTTGACCATTGCGAAGTCGGGCGAGCGCAAGAGCAGTGTTGACCGCCTTCTGTCTGGCGACCTTGACGAGTCCGAGCGCACTTGCTCTGAGCCGACCACTGACGGCCTTTTCCGCGTTCTGAAAGACAACCCATCGGCGGGCCTTCTGTCTGACGAAGGCGGTAGCTTCCTCGGTGGTTACGCGATGAAGGCCACGCAGGCGCAGCGCACCTATGCCACGTTCAACTCGCTGTGGGACGGGAAACAGATCAAGCTTGCCCGCGCCAAGGAAGTGACCGTGTTGCGCGGACGCCGCCTGACAACTCACCTAATGATGCAGCCCGCCGTTGCCACCTGTCTCTTGGCTGATCCGATGGCCGAGGGCATTGGCTACCTTCCCCGGTGCCTTATCGTGGAGCCTGAAAGCATGATCGGCAAGCGCACGTTGCAGGCCGTGCCGGTATCCGGCACTCGCGAAATCGAGTCCTTCCAGAGCCGCCTTGCGGCCTTGCTCGCGCTGCCGCTGCCGGTTGCCGACCCCGAAGACAACGCCCTTGCCCCGCGCAAGCTGGCGCTCTCTGACGAGGCGCGCGCGTATCTACTGAAAGCTGCGGACGGTATCGAGCGCAAGCAGGCCCCCGGTGGTGAGTTCGAGACTGTGAGCGCCTTCGCAAGCAAGACCTGTGAACAGGCTTGCCGTATCGCTGGCGTGCTGACCCTGTGGCGCGACGAGAACGCCAGCGAGGTTTCCCGCGACGACATGCACAGCGGCCTCGCCCTCGCATATTACTACCTCAAGGAAGCCACGCGGCTCATTGACGTGTCATCGACCGACACCGACCTGAACCTAGCCGACGATCTGCGCGTGTGGTTACTGGCGCGCCCTTCGAAGACCTTCCTGACTGCGGACGTTCAGCAGCGCGCGCCGCGGCGTGAAATGCGCACGAAGGCAATGGCGGTGAAGTTGCTAGGTATTCTCGAAGATCATGGGTGGGTGCGTCGCATGCCCGATGGCACGGTTGTAGATGGTGTGCCGAGGAAATCGGCTTGGATGCTGGCGTGAGCGGCTACACCATGCGTGGTGCCCCGACCTTGGGGCACCACATGTCTCAGCTCGTAAACCACCGGACGAGGGCGCTTGCTATGAAAAGCACTGGCCCCCACCAAACTGTTCGCACAGGTTCTCGAATCACCTCTTGGCGCGCGACGATGCCACGCTGAGTGTCAATAATGGTTGTTACGATTGTTTCCTTGAATTGTTTCATTGAAAATTCTCCTACTTGGTAACCTTTCGAAGAACTTCCAGTCGTCGTTTGTCGCTGTTCGTGTCTTCATCAAGTTCCTTTCACTTGTTGATTGCCCGCCCTAGACCTCGAATCTCTCGGGCGAACGGCTCAGTGAGATTTGGTCGATTCAGACGGTAGGGAGCAGCAAGCCGGTCATCAAGGACTCTACCGACCGGAGAGGGGGTATCCTCCGACTTTGCCCTATAGACAGGACCGGCGGGGGGAGGTTCGCGCAGGATCTGCCCTAAATAACTTTTCCAGACTCTTCAAACGCTTGGCATGATGTGTTATGTAATAACATAGATGCTTTTTCGTTTGTGAGTTTGCGAGTATGCCTGTTGTTTCCGTTGCCGAGCTGAAGGATCAGCTCAACCTTGATCGCGATGACTACACCTTTGATAGCCTTCTGGCGCGGAAGCTTGACGCTGCCGAAGCCTATGTGGCGAGCTTCATTGGTGCCGCCCTTCCTGTCACCGAATACCTCGACCCCAACGCCGACCCAGGCGTTGAACCCGAGGTGGTGCGCGTTCTGCCTGCGGTAGTCACGCAAGCCGTCCTGATGCTGGCCGCTTTCTGGTTCGAGACGCGCGAGGCCGCGCAGGTCGGGGGCAACCCCTACACGGTGCCCTTCGGCGTCCACGATCTGCTGCAACCGCTGCGTCAATGGGTGGTGTGAGGCATGGCCGGTCTGGACCTGAACGCGCAGGCCGCACGGCTTGCCAAGCGCCTCGAAGCGATCCCGAACGCGGTTCTGCAAGACGTGCGGCCTGCCGTGGTCGCCTCTGCGGAAGACCTTGCGCATGTGGCACGCAGCCTCGCCCCGGAAGACGAGGGCGACCTGAAAGCCTCAATCGTGGTGACGCCGCCCGGTGCGGAGACCCCCGCCTATGCAGAGGGTGGTGGCCGTCGCAGGGCGGGCGAGAACCAAGCACTCGTGACGGTCGGCAACCCCGCGCAACGTCACGGGCATCTTGTGGAGTTCGGGACTGCCCCGCACCTGAACGGTGGGCAGTTCGCGGGCACGCAGCACCCCGGCACCGAGGCGCAGCCCTTCCTGCTGCCCGCTGCACGTCTGACGGAAGCCCGCGCGCGCCGTCGCATCGGCCGGGCTATCGGGCAGGCCGTGCGTAAAGCAGCACAAGGGGGCGGCCATGATTGACCCCGTGCTGGCATTCCAAACCGCCGTGCGCTCGGCGCTGATCGACGCGCCCGAAGTGATGGCGCTTGTTCCTGCCGGTAACATCCGGGCGGGTGCGGTGCGCCCTGAGCGCTTGCCCTCGATTGTCCTGGGTGATGCGCGCACCGAGTTCCTGGGCTGTGCTGCCGGATCGCAGCGCCTCGCGCGCGTGTTTCTCACGCTGCACATCTGGGCGCAGGAAGACGGGGCCGACACCGCGCGCCAGATTGGGGCGGCGGTGCATGGTGCGCTTGAGTTCGGGCCGCAGGATACGCGCGAGCTGATGGTGGACGAATGGCAACAGCCGCGCGTGGTCTGGCTGCGCGACCCCAAGCCCGAGCTGAGCCTAACGCATGGCGTGATGACACTTGAGGCCGTAGTGCGGTGGAGGGTCTGACCATGCAAGCGGGCAAGCTACAAAACCGTATCGAGCTGCAACGCATGACCGAGACCGTCGCGGCCTCGGGTGCAGTGTCAAGCGAATGGGCGACCTACGCGACCGGGCGGGCCGAGCTGCGGCAGGCTGGTATCTCTGAATTCCTGACGACCTACGGCGAAGGCGTGAGCGACAATGCGGTGTTTCTGATCCGCTGGCTTCCGGGTGTGAGCGTGGCAGATCGCATCCTTCACAACGGCAAGGCGTGGAACATCGTCGCAATTGCCGAGATCGGGCGCAGGCGCGGCCTTGAGCTGCGGGCGGTGGCCGCATGAAGCCCGTCGCGATCTTCCTCTATGAGCTGTCGGGCAAATCCGCAGAGCCGTTCGCGGCGGCGGGCTGGGATTGCTACTGCATCGACATTCAACACCCCGGCAACCGCAGCGTGGGCAACGTGCATTTCGTTCAGGCCGACGCACGGCGCTGGAAGCCGACGCGCGACATGGTGGAGCGTTGCGGGTTCTTCGCGGCCTTCCCGCCCTGCGACGATCTGGCGACCTCGGGCGCGCGCTGGTTCAAGGGCAAGGGGCTACATGCGCTCTCGGACGCAATCGAACTGTTTGCCATCGCTGCCGAGTGGGCTGAGTTCTTCGAAGTGCCCTACCTGATCGAGAACCCGCGCAGCACGATCAGCACCTATTGGCGCAAGCCCGATCACACCTTTGACCCGTGCGACTATTCCCAGCTCGCGCCATCTGAGCATTACACCAAGAAAACCTGCCTCTGGACGGGCTGCGGGTTCGTCATGCCGCCGAGGGCATCGCTTCCCGGTGCGCCCCAGGTGAACGTCATTCGCGACATGGCCGGGAAAGGCCGCGACCGGGCGAACGCGCGCAGCGTCACGCCTATGGGGTTCATGCGGGCGACCTATGAAGCGAACTTTGGCGCACCTGCGCTGGCGGTGGCCGCATGAGCGTGCATCAACGTGGCATCAAGCCTGCGCTCTATCGGGACACCGAAGCCCTGACGAAAGCACCGCCCGCGCCCGCATGGCTGACAGCCCATGCGAAGACCGAGTGGAAAAGGGTCATGCCCCAACTGATCGCGCGCAGGATCATCACGAAGGCCGACCTTGCGGGGGTGGAGAACTACTGCGTCGCAGCCGGTGCCGTGCGCCAGATCGCTGAAATCCTCGCACAGAACCCGGTGCCCGACTTGAAGCTAGGTGGTCTGCAAATCCGCTACGCGCAGACTGCGCGCCAGCTCGCTTCGGAATATGGCCTCACGCCCACCTCGCGCGCCCGCATCGGATCGGCTGCACCCGAAGAGCCTGACGCCGACGACCCGCTGGCGGTGTGACGCATGACGCCGAAAAGCACCTATCCGGCTTGGGTCATGGACAACTCGCCCATTCCCGACCCGCTCGGGCATGGCGAGCGCGCAGTGCAGTTCCTGCGCCGCCTGCGCCACCCGGCCAGCACAGCACCCAAGCGCGCCTTCCAGCTCGCGCCGTGGCAAGAGCGCATCGTGCGGCGCATCTATGGCCCGCGCAACGCGGACGGCTCTCGCGTGGTGAAGATGGTCTTCCTGATGATCCCTCGGGGCAACCGGAAGACCTCGCTGGCGGCGGCGCTGGCGCTTCTGCACCTCTTCGGGCCTGAGCGGGTGCCTGCGGGGCAGATCATCTTTGCAGCCTCGGATCGGGAACAGGCGGGCATCGGGTTTCGGGAAGCCGCCGAGATCATCCGCCAGGATAAGCGCCTTGAGGCGGTCTCGCGCATCTATGACGCGCACAACGCCCCGAAGGCGGTCAAAAGCACTCGCGACGGCTCGGTGTTGAAAGCCGTTTCCTCGGACGGACGCGCGCAGCACGGCACGACCCCGACCTTCATTCTTGCCGATGAAATCCATGTCTGGCAGGGCCGCGACCTCTGGGAAGCGTTGCAGTCGGGCATGGCGAAGCGGGCGGGCGGCTTGACCGTGGTTGCCACAACGGCAGGCCGTGGCAATGAGGGGCTTGCTGCCGAAACATACGCCTATGCGCGCGGCGTGGCGCTCGGGCAGATCGTGAACCCTGAGTTCCTGCCGATCCTGTTCGAGCCTGAATCCGGCGACGACTGGGAAGACGAAGCGCTATGGCATCGGGTGAACCCCGGCCTCGCGCATGGCTTCCCTGACCTTGAGGGGCTGCGGACGCTCGCCCGCAAGGCCAAGGATAGCCCGAGCGAGCGTTACAGCTTCGAGCAGTTCAACCTGAACCGCTGGCTCGGGAACAGCCGCGACCCGCTCTTTGACTTCGAGACGTATGACGCCCGCGCCTTTGAGGATGACGAAGAAGACCTAGAGCTATTGCCCTGCTGGCTCGGTGTTGACCTGTCGCGCTCGGGCGACCTGACCGCAGTCGTGGCTGCCTTCCAGCACCCGGACGGCCAGGTAACGCTGCGGCCCACGTTCTTCGTGCCCGGTGAAGAGCTGAAAGCACGCGCTGACCGTGACGGGGTGCCGTATCAGCAATGGGCCGACGCTGGCCTGATCCGCATCTGCCCCGGCCCGATCATTGACGAGGGTATGGTGGAGGATGAAGTTCGCGACCTCTGCGCCCGCTATGACGTGCAAGAGATCGCCTTCGACCCGCACCTTGCAACGCGGCTGATGCAGCGCCTCTATGATGACGGGCTGCCGGTGGTGGAGGTGCGCCAAGGGCCGCTGACAATGGGCGCAGCCGGTGCCGACCTTGAGCGCATCGTGAACGGCAAGCAGGTGCGCCATGACGGGCACCCGGTCCTGCGTCAGCACTTCGCAAGCGTGGTGGCGGTGCGCACCGATAGCGGGCTGACGCGGATGCACAAGGGCCACAAGCGCGACCGCATTGACGGCGCCGTTGCGGCTGCAATGGCCGTCTATCGCCTGACCCTCGGGCAATCCAATGCCTCTGCCTATAACGCGCCCGGTGCGGGCGGTCTTTTTGTGTTTTGAGTGAGTATTTCCAATGAATGACGTTACCTTGCCCGGCCTGATTGTTCCCGTTGAAGCCCGGATCGACAAACTTGAGAAGGCGCTGAAAAAGGCGAGCCATGCGCAGGCGAACGCCGCGCGCCAAATGGAAGAGCGCGCCAAGCAATCCGCCACGCGCATGGCAAAGAGTTATGACGGCCTCGGTGCGAAGATGGCGGGGGCGTTCAAGAACATTCCGCTCCCCGGCCTTGGTGTGGGTATCGCGGGCTTGGCCGGGGCTGGCCTTGGGGCGGGCCTCGGCATAGCAGCCGGTCAGGTGCGCGCCACGGTGCGCGACATTGCCGAGATTGGCAACGCTGCACGGCGCGCGGGCGTGGCAGCCGAAGACTTCCAGCGGTGGAGCTACGTCGCCACGCAGAACCGTATCAGCGTGGACGCGCTGACAGATGGTTTCAAAGAGCTTTCGCTGCGCGCTGACGAGTTCGTCACCACTGGCCAAGGCCCTGCTGCGGAAGCCTTCGCACGCCTTGGCTTCACGGCGTCTGACCTGACCAAGCGCCTGAAAGACCCTTCGGCGCTCTTGCTGGAAATTATCAAGCGCCTTGAGGGTTTCGACAAGGCCGCACAAATCCGCATCGCCGACGAGGTATTCGGCGGCACAGGTGGCGAACGCTTCGTGGAAATGCTTGGCCGCGGCGAGGCTGGTATCTCTTCGATGATGGGCAAGGCGTCGGTCTTGACCGCCGAACAGATCGCCAAGGCCGACGAGCTGGACCGGCGCTATACCGCGCTGACCGATAGCATTCACCGCGGCTGGCAGAAGGCTGCGCTCGGCGTGGCCGACTTCATCGCCCAGGTGCTGAACGCGCAGATTGAAAGCGATAAACTGGCCGCCTCGGACCTGTTCCGCAATGGCGCGCAGGCCCCGCAGATCCTTGGGCCGCAGGTGAGCGAAGCGCTTGACGGCAACGGGCAGGCCGTTGCGGACAATGCGCAGGCCATTGGCGATTTGCTAAGCCTTTACGAGAGGTTCGGAGCCGAAGCTGATGCACTGGCACCCTACCTGCAACGGTTCTCGAACGAGCTTTACAACATGGGCGACACGCAGGCCGCCGATGCGCTCTTTGAGGCGGCACAGGGAATGCAGCGCCTGAATGGCGAACTTGACGCAGGCCAGATCAGCGCCAGTGACTTCGAACGCCAGATGGGTGAGTTGATCACGAAGGCGCAGGACGCCTTCACCTCGCTTGGCGAGATTGACGACGCCCGGTTCAGTAAGGTCATTTCCCGGCTGGGCGACCTCTGGGCCGCGCTCGAAGGGCTGCGCAAGAAGGCCACCGAGGCGCGGGAAGCGCTGCCGGGTGGCAGCCTGCCCATGACGACCGGAACCGGCCTCACGCTCGAAGATGTGGAGCTGCCGCCCGGACGCTATGCGCCTGCGAATTCACCGCGTCCGAAAGCTGCGCCCGCCATGGTGCATGAAAGCGCCGGTTCCGCCGCGCCCAAAGGCGGTGGCGGCGGCGGTGGGCGCTCGCGCGATCAGTTCGCCGAGGCCGTCGCGGATCTGCAACGCGAGAAAGCCGCCCTTGATGCCGAGGCCGTGGCGCTTCTGGCGGCTGCGGATGCGGGCAAGACCTTTGGCGATGCTATCGAGTTCGCGCGGACGCGTGCCGAGCTTCTGGCCGCAGCCCAGGAACAGGGCAAGGCGATTACCCCCGAGCTGACGGCCCAGGTGGATGCGTTGGCGCAGAGTTACGTTGACGCGGGCAACCGTGCTGAGGCTGCGGCCAAGAAGCTGGAACGCGTTGAAGAGCAAGGCCGTCAGGGTGCCGAGGCGCTGAGCGAGATTTTCGGCGCGGTTCTGTCGGGCAGCATGACCGCCGAGGAAGCCCTGGCACAGCTTTTGGCACAGATCGCACAGGCGCAACTGAACCGCCTGTTTACAAGCATGTTCTCGGGAAGCTCTGTCGCTACGGGCCTCGGTGGCTTGCTTGGGTTCGCTGACGGCGGTTTCACCGGACGGGGTGGCAAGTATGAGCCTGCGGGCGTCGTCCACCGGAATGAGTTCGTATTCTCGAAAGCAGCGGTGCAGCGCCTCGGCGCGGACAACCTCGACGCGCTGCACAGAACGGCGCTACGCGGCTATGCCGGTGGTGGGCTGGTAGGTGGTGCCCCGGCGATCAACAAGGGCACTCTCGGGCGCTCTGAGAGTCTGGCGCAGGCAGTCACCATCAACGCGCCCGTGACGGTGAACGCGACCGGCGGAACGCCAGAGGCGAACGCGGACCTCGCCCGGAAGATCGCCGCCGAAACCGAGGCGAGTATGCGCGCTGTGGTGCAGTCCGAGGTCGTGCGGATGATGCGCCCCGGTGGTGCCCTGAACGCTGGACGGTGACACGCGCGCAGGAGTCATTCTGAGAGTCACAGGCGGGCTTCTGGTGCCTTCCCGGTGGTAGGGTAGCCGGAGGGTGCAGGAAGCCCGTCAGTGACTCTCTGCGCGCGTCTGGCGGCGGCACGGCGGCTTCGGGGTAGGGCTGAGGCGGGCGCAGCCCGCCGGTGGACCGAGGGAGTATTATTCTAGCTGCGAGAGGGTTCCTCCTTCGGACCGAGGAAGGGGTTTCCCAGAGTGATACGGTTTTGCACGTTACGTATATATTTATAAGTAAGTAAGTAATTACTTAGTATGTTCATATATACGTGCAAAACCGTATCACTCCCGGCCCGGGTTTCGTAACGTGCAAAACCGTATCATCCGGGGCTTGGGTCTCGCCTAGATTGCCTCCCGGCTTCCTCCTGCGTAACGTGCAAAACCGTATCACTCGCTTCCTCTTGACTATTTGGGCACCAGTGTATATATCTATCCGCAGAACGATTTACATAGGTGACCAATGACCCACAATATTAAGCTACCCGATGAGCGCGGTGAACAGCTCAAGATGATCGCCGAGCGCGAAGGTAAAACCGTGGTGGACGTGATCACCGACCACATCCGGGCGAAGATCGCCGAGGGTGTTATTCCGGCTGACCTTCCCCATGTAGAAGTGACGCAGACCGAGACCTCGGTCGCTATCTCGGCTCCAGGCTTCGATGGCTCGCTTCCGGTCGATAAGGCCCCGCTCTTTACGAATGTCCTGCGCGAGGTCGGGGCGAAACTGACGCCTGCCGATATCGAGCGCAAGCAGCGCCTCTTGGAAGGTCTTGGTGCCCTGACTGGCATCAAGGTCGAGCGCATGGCGCGCGGGGTGCGCCTCATTTCTGCAAGCGGCCAGGAATACCCTATCGCATTCGGTGTGGCGGCTGATCTTGCTGACCAGATCGAGCGCAGCACCAAATGAAAACAGGGGTGAGCGCGCCAACGCTCAACCCCTGAGAAATGCCTTTCTAAGCGAGTGCGAGTATATGAAATTACCCTACGGTATACAAGACGCTGAACCTCTGCGCGCGGATGAACGGTTGCTAGCCGAGCTGGACGCAATCGGTAACGACGCTGCGGAACCGACACTGACGCCCGAGCCTGTGCAGCCGAAGCCCGAGCCGAAGGGCTTTGGCTTCCAGACCCCAGACTTCGATGACCCTGACGTGATCCGCGAAGAGGTCAAGCTGACGCGCTATGACAAGGCGCGGGACAAGCTGCGCAACCTCGAAGAGAAGCGGGCTGCGCTTCCGGCTGACTGTGCCCCGGCAAAGATCGCGATCATTGAAGAGCAGATCAAGCGCGCCCGTGAGGCGGTGAAGGCCGCAGAGGGTGACGTTGCACGCATGCGCGACGGGATTGACGAGTGGCGCGCAGGTGCTGGCCGCGATGAATACAACGCCTCTCGGCGCAATGGCAAAGGCACCCCGCACGCCGACACCTCGAACATGACCGAGGAACAGAAGGCGCAGCACGAGAAGGACATGGCATTCATGCGCACGTTCCGCAGTCGTCACCGCAAGAAAGGCTGGGCCGATAACAAGATTGAGGCGGCGCTGATTGTGAAGATGCGCGAGCGTGGTGCCGACCGGGCAGCGATGGTGCAAGAAGAGGCCGACGAAGCCACCATGCGCGCCGACCCGCGCAGGATATTCTGACAAATCCCCGGCAGAAAGTGAGTAAGCGCTTACTTATTTTTACAAATAAAAACGGATACTTAGCGGACATTTCTCTTGCGCGAAGATTCCGCTGCGGTCTAGAATCTGGGGTATCGAAACCTTGGAGCAGATCATGCAGAACCACTACCTCGCCGACGACCTGTGGCAGCGCCTCGCCGAAGACCTCGGGCTAGCGGCGCAGCACCCGGCGGACCCCGAAAGCGCTATTAAGGAAGCACTGGCGAACGCAGGCGTCATGCCTGCGTGCTGCCGGGAAGATTGCGAGGGCGTGGAACAGATCGCGGCCTGATCCTCTGCGACTGCCACACACGGCAGGCGTATATGAATACAGGGCAGGCCCGCCCCTGTGACGCTCCAACGTCACGAAGCGGGCTGCGATCAGTCGGTGAGTGCGCAGGTGGCATTCCTGAAAACCCCGACATGGCACGGCGGCTATTCTCTGGCTGCGCGGTGCCATCCTATCTTTGGTCATGTAGAGGGCGGGGCTTCGGTCTCGCCCTTTTCGTTTAGGGCGATTTCCTTCCCATCCTGTGCGACTGCGCAAGGCGGGGCCGGTATATGAAAGGGTAACAGCCAGAGACTTTCTATGCCCGCACCTGTCACCCTCGCTGAGCTTCAAAAGATGCACCGTATGGCCGCAAGCCTTGCGGTCGCCGATCCGGTGTATCTGCCGCTCTTCGAACGTGTAGAGCATGAGCTGGCGATCTTCACGGCGGGGGATGACCTTATTGGCCGTGCGCGGGCTATGGCTGCCCGTCAGAGGGCTGTTGCTTGAAGAAGCTGTTGCGCGTGTTCCAACGTGGCCCCGTCGCCGTAACGCTCTCTTGTGAGGCCGTGGCCGAATAGGTCGCGCCTGATCCGGTCATCAATGCCCGCAGCAAGCATACGGTCTTCGAAGGAATGGCGCAGCGAATACAGGGTGTGATCCTCGCTTTCGAGTAGTCCGCGCGCACGAAGGAACTTGTTCACCGTTGCCGAGAGGCTGGCGCTACTGTCCAGATACCGGGGGAAACCGTTAGGGAAGGCGCGCAGCGCTTCGAGCGAAACGCCAAGCAGCGGCACTTTGCGCCTCGCATGTTTGGTCTTGATCTGACGCCCCTCGGGTTCAATCGAGATATGCGGGACGTTGTGATTTAGGTGGATCGTGTTCGCCGTCAGCGCAGCCAGCTCGGAAGGACGGCAGCCGGTATTGACCATCACAAGCAAGATCGCCCGAGCCTCTGCGTTGAGGCCGTCCAGCGCGCCGGGGGCCAGAAGCTTTTCCTTGATCCACTTCGAAGTGAACGGCGGGCGCTTCTTTGCGTCGCTTTCCTTGAACCCGAGATCGGTCAAGGGTAGCACCAGACCGAGCCGCTTCATCTTGTTGACCGTCTTCAATACATCCCCGATGTGCGTCAGGTCTTTGTTCGCGCTGTTCGGCGTCAGGTCTTCCTCTTCGAGACGTTCAACCCACCAGTTGCGAAAATCTAGCATGTCATCGCCGCTGATTTCGTTGATCGGCTTGTCACCGATGACGGCGATCAGATTCTTGACGCCCTTAATGCGCGGATTCTTCCAACGGCGAAGCTGATCGCTGGATTTTCCTAGGGTCTTGTCCTTGGCTAGCGTCCAATAGAGTTCAAGTGCTTTGCTGATCGTTATGGCAGGCTCTCGCGCCCCGCCGAGGAGGGCCGCCGCCTCCACCATGTCGGGCTTGTCGGGCTGATCTTTGAATCCGGGGATTGCCGCGAACCTGTCGCGCAGCTCTTCGACGGGCAGCTTGGCGACCTGTTCGGCGCGTAGGTAGCGGAAGCCTCGGGCCTCTGCGAGATCACGAGCTGCGGTAAAGCGCTCTTCTGCATCGGTGCTGTCACCGGCTAGCTTGGCTTCCCATGCTGCAATCATCTGTTCCCAGGTCGCAGCCTCTTTCGCCTTAGCGACGCTTGGCGAGTCGGTGTGCAGGCTGAGCCAAACGAAGGTGCGCGGTTCAACCGATGCATAGCGTTTCGGCACTCGCTTGTAGAGGTAGAGGGTTCCCTTCGCCGAACCGCTGCGCGTGGTAATTGCCAT